GAATTTTAATAGACTCACTAGCCCATTCTTGTATAGCTGGGTTTTCGTCGAACATCTTCATTACAGCCATTTCCCAAGATGATCGGTATAGTGGTGTTCCTAATCCGATATACTTCTCGGGATTTTTTAATTTATAATGAGCTTTTGCAAACTTTAAACTCATGCAATAATATTCCTTGCGACCTCTTCAAATGTAGAAAAAGGCGATGCAGTACCTAGACTGCTAGTTTTAAATCGGTTATAGTTTAACAGTTCAGTTATCAATCCGCTTAATTCCAAGTCACCTAACCCTTTAAGAGTTTCGATTAGTTGGAATGGATTGTGTCCATCAACATATGCTTGCTTGATAATAATATAAGAAAAACTTTGTGCAGATTCTTCTCCAAAGCCCCTGCTTTCAAAAAACCCAACCATAGCATCAAATGTTGCTGCCTCAACTGTAAACGGTGCAGTACTATATGCATCAAATACTTGAATAGTAGATTTTGTACTATCGTCGAGTGATCTTTCTTGTGGAATATTATTGTAATAAGTTGACATTAAATAAATCCTGTAGTTCCGTTGTTTGTTGTATTAGTTTGTGCTGAAGTAAGCAAACTACTCAATCTATTGTATTCGCTTTGATACTTACTATTAACTGTAGTTTGAAGATTTTGAGTAGCAGACAATACAAAAGATGCTTCTGTTTGTATTGCTTGATACTCTTGTGTCGACGATGCTTGTGTTAGCCTACTAGTAACCAATGACGGACTAACTGATTGACTTGCAACAAAATCCAAATCATTAGCCCATGATGTGTTCAAAGTTTGCAAAGAATTTTGGATAGCAGTTGTAGAACTACGATCGGTAATATTTGCAAATTGTAATGGCGAAGAATCGTTTAATGGCAACGGCATTGTAAAATAGTTACCAGATGCAATTGAATTACCTAATGTACTATTATCAATAGTGGCTAATGTAAAATTACTATTATCGATCTCAGAAGTTATAGTTTCAAAAATTTCTCCTTGACTTTGAGAAATATCATTCATATCAGCACTGATTGGTGGCACTCCATCGGTGTTAAAGTCTTGCGTAGTAGTGCCGCCAGTGAAGTCCTGTGCTATAGCTTGTGCAGTTAACACTGATACTGGTGTTCCTAAAAACTCACCAGCAGTCTCGATATTATTACCTAAGTTAAGATTCAAGTCTACTCCTAGTCCGTTAAGACTTCCGCGACCTGTACTTCGTAATGCTTTGGTTAACAATGAAAACCCTTCAGCTTTGAGACTATCAAGGGATACATTATTTAAATTATTGATTAAATTTGCGCCTTTTATAGCAGTGCCTAACACTGACTTGAGAGTTCCGTTAGTGTTGCCCGGTCCTCCTAATCCCATAAAGGCACTGTTTTTAGACAAGCCGTCAATGTCACCGAAGACATCAATTGCACCTTCGACAATTCCACCTGGCCCAAAAATACTGTTATTTCCGCCACCAGCAATACTTAAAGGACTTGGACTGTTGTCATAATGAAACATTGCAAATCCTGTTGGATTATCTTTTTGTATTCTTCCTGCACCGTACAATACAGTTTCAAATTGAACTGTCATTTTACTTTCAGCTAATTTCGAACCATTAGATTGATCTAGTTTATCGTGTTCCCAAGATTTAACAATTGGATTAATTAATTTGTAGCTTGTAAAGAGTTTTCTATTCATTTGATAGATTGTAATAGATCTAAAAAATGGCTTATTAACTACGCTAGAGTTTAATCCGTACCCAACTGGATCAAATAAATTATCCGGTGGATTAAATTTGTTATTACTATATGCTTGATTTTTATCAGGTACAGATGCGTCGATTATACCTGAGCTAGGAATTTGTGAGTCGACATAATAATATCTAAAATAATTAACCCATAGATTATGTACAACGTTTGAATGATCGTCATGGAACGCCAACGAAACTGGATTGTACTCTATTCCTTTTTGTATAATAGTTTTTCTATTATATTGATGTAATACTTCTGTTTGAACATCGTATTTAGGAAGATCTGCGGACTTAACTAGCATTCCAACTTCAGTAAGTCGTTGCTGGTTTGTCCAGGTTTGATCTAATACTGCTGCTGGATCGATATCAAATTCGACATAGTAAATCCAACTAGTTTTAGGCGCAAGAGCATAAAAGTCGTCTAGATATAATCGACTAGCGTGTGCATAGTCTTTCATATCGCCTAAGTTTCCGAACCCTAACGGTTGAAGATATTTTCCTAACGATGGCATGATAATATTTATACCAAAAGAAAAGCCCGGTTATTAGCCGGGCTTTTCGGTGGGGAATGTTTAAACTATTAGCCTGTTGCCATAGTACGTACAGTACGACCAACATTCTGACCAATACCAACTGGATTACCAGATGCATTAGTTTGAATTGCGTTATCGTAAGTGATCGTTAAGTCAATTTGCATTGGTTCACTTGACTTGTAGTCACCGTCTGCATACTTGACTTTCTGTAGATAGCATCCTTCTAGTTCGAAAGATTCTAGTACAGTTGGTTCAAATGCTCCGTTACCGCCATCTAAGATTTCGATAACTGCGGTGAACTTGTAGTCGATACCCGAAGCAGCACTTGCCTGCTCGAAGAAATCGAACTGCTTCTGTACCTGTTCGCCTACTAGTTTGCTTACAGCACCTGTTACATCGTCGCGAACGACAAGTGTAATATCCGACCAAGTGTGCTTACCAGCATACTTAATCTTACTGTTATAAACGTCTAGTGTTATATTTTCAAATGTAACTTCTGGACGGGTTACAGTCATTACCTGCTTTGTAAGTTCTGTAGTTGGGGCTGTTACACCAAAGTTCTGTAGTGTCACTCTAAAGCGATACTTGAGCTTTGGCATCAGCAAGCCCTGACTAGCTGAACTTTGTCCTGCTGGTAACGGCACTGTTAATTTACTTAAACTCGCTACTGCCATTTTATTTTGCTCCTTATTCCTTTTATTTACCTTATGCTAGAGTGAATGTTCCTGCCTGGATTTCTCCAGTGTTGACCAAACGTAGCGGAATGTAGATGAACTCTACAGCTTTAACTGGTTCAATAGCAATATCTAGCCATAGCTCTGAACGATCAATTCTAGCTGGTGTATTATTTGATTCATCGCAAACTACGATGAAGTCATACAATGCACGTTGTCCAACCAATTCTAATAGCAAGCTCTGTGCTGCATTTCGAATTTCGTTACGTGTAATCTTATCATTTGGTTCAAACAAGAACGGACGAGCAAGAATGTCTAGCTGTCTGCGAATGTGGCAAACTAGTCGTGCTACGTTAATTCTGTCAAGCGCACTAGCTGCATTAGCACGAGTGTACTGTCCAAAGTTAATGATGCCTGCGCCTGTAATAGTTGCAATTGGGTTAACCTTAATTGAAGCCATTACATCTCGAAGATTCTGTGGAAGTGCAGTTGACTTGAATTCACCAGTTTGTCCATCGACATAACCAACTGAAGTAGCGTTGTCAACAACACCGCGTCGGATACCTGCTGGAGCAAACCATGGATAGCTCTTCTGATCGCTTGTAGCAATTGTACGTAGCATCATGTGGCTTGGTGGAACAACAATGTAGTTACCACTTAGGTCGTTTGTGTAACCCGATGGATAGAACATTGCCATGTATTCGTTGTAGCTAACTGCACCCTTATCGCCGTTATCAAATGCACCGTTGGAGTTTAGTCCCCAAGCCTTAAGCTCAGTTGCATTTGGTGTTAGGCGGAATGGTGTGTCACCAACTACGAATGCAGTTAGTCCACGATCAGTGTTTAGTCCGATTAGGTTCTGTAGAGTTTCTACATAGCCTGGGCAAGCTAGCAAGTTGAAGTTTAGTGTATCACTATCACGAACTGCAATGTTACCGTCGATTGTTGCCTTTAGTGTGCTTACAACATAACCACGTTGTGCCATACGACCGAATGTTCCGGAACCGTCTGCGTTGTTTGGACTTACAGAAACCCAACGATCTAAGTTGTAAGTTGACAACTGATCGCCTGGTACACGAATGTTAAATCCGTTGTTGGCATTTGGATTAATGTAATTAACTACGTATTGCTTAACGTTAAAGCCAGAACGACGTAGATTCCATAGTCTAATACCACGTGGGTAAAGTGCTGGATCTGGAGCGTCTGGATCAACATAATTGCTAGCACGTAGATCCTTAATTGTCGAAGCAGCTACAGCAGCACCGGAGGTTGCCCAACGTGCATCTGCAAAGATCCAACCGTTTGGAGTTGTTTGATCTGTTACATCCTGTAGTACCCATGCTAATGAGCTACCGTTGTAAACATAAACTTCCTTGCCATATTCTTCAATATTAGCAGTGCTAATCCAAATGTCGCCGTCTGCAAGAGCAGTACCATCGCTTTGTGTAGTTGGTCTTGTAGCAGCAACAATTGGTCCGTTTGGATCGCTGTTAGGGAATGCAGTTGCATAACCTACCCACTTGCTACCGTCGTGAACAAGAATATCAACCTGATCAACAACAGAACTATACCATAGTGTGCCAGTTTCTGGAAGTGTTGACGGAGCAACATCACCTGCGGTAAATGTTAATGGTTGCCAGTTTGAAGCAATAAATTCACCTGTTGCAACTTCGTTAGCGCCTAGTGCATAAAGGTTTGCAGTCGATAAACTAAATCCAGCACCAGTTAAGATCTGATCTGGGTCGTTAAATCTAATTTCACCGCCTGTTTCATGAACAATTGAAATTGAATTACTGCCATTTACAGTGGCACTAATGTTCTCAATTCCGGAATTGTTAATTGCACTAACTAGGTTGCTAACTGAACCTCCTGCAACAGCAAGAGTCTGATAAGCAGTATATCCGTCAATGCCCGGAGTAGTTACTGAAATTTGAACCGAACCTGTTGAAATTGTTACAGTGCTAGTATTAGTTGGGCTTGTAATAACTGTTGACGCAACTGCGGTACGACGCTTGATTTTGAATTCTGCAATTACAGGCTTCTTATCACTGCTGACATACGAGTTATCACCGTGGTTGAAATTGCTTTCAACATACAATGTGTTAACTGGAATGCCTGCTCCGCCCGATGTCTTATCGAGATTGTAAGTTGCCGATGCACCGTTAGCATAAACTGGTGCACTAACAGTATTGAATACGTTGTCAGTTTCTGACCACTTCTTAACAGTCCAGATCTGGCCGCTGTTTGGACTTGTGGTCTTAAGGTACATGCTGCCTGATGGACGAGTGCTAAAGTTAGGATACTGAGTGTGCGGACCTACAAAAGCTGTTGGGCCCAGATAAGTTCCTGCTGCAAGACCTAATTCAGTAAGCATTGCTGCTGATGAGCTGCTAAGGATAATGTTGCCATCAGCAACAGTGCCATTGCCTTCAGCAGTTGAGTCTGCGTAAATTGCAAGTGTGTTGCTAATAACTTTTGCGCCTACCCCTGCTGGACGACCAGCATTGATTGCAGTAGCGACATCTTCAATAGTACCAGCAGTGATCGAAATTGATGTTCCGTTAATTACTAGTGTACCAGTTTGAGTGTTCGAAGTTACAGCCTTTGTAGCCTTAACAGTTGGCCAGCTTGTAGCCCAGCAAGTGCTTTCAAAGCTATTTGCAGAAGCACCCGAAGCCAATGCTGGTTCTACGTCTGTGCCGACCTTAACCCAATTTGCATCGCTGTTCTTATACCATACACTGTTTTCGTTTAAGCTAGTAGAAACAACTGCATACGATCCAACAACACCAGTTGCTGATGCAGGCGTTTGACCTAATCCGCTTACTGTGTTAAGTGTCTTATTTGAATCGTTAATTACTAGCGGTGATTTGTTAACAAATGCGCCAGTTGACTTATTCCATTCGAAGATACCATAAACAGTGTTAGCAGTATCAAGCCAGTACGAACCGTCAGTTGGGCTTCCAGCAGGAGCAGAAGACTTTGCAGTCAACGCAGCTAAATCTACTGGTGAACGAACAACATAAGCTGCCGAACTAACACCAAGCAAGCTGTAAGCTGCCTGAAGTCCGTATTCGTTGAGCTCGCCGCCGTGGATTGGATTGCCGTTTGCATCTGTGTAGAAAAGCGGAATACCAAATGTATCTGAAAGATCTCTCTGGCTAGTAATTAAGTAAACCTTACCGGCGTTTGAGTCAAGTGTACCAGGTGCAGTTACACCTGATGGATTTGTTTTGTTGCTTGCCGAAGCAACGAAAATTAGAGGCACTGTGCCCGGAGCGGCAGGAGTATAAAAACTCTCATTAACTACGGTTACGGATACGCCTGGTGAATTTAAAGTGGCCATGTATTGTATCTCCCAATATGGTTTTATTTCAATGTATTTAGCGAACACTAGAAAAAAAGTAGGGTTAAATACCACGGAAAGGGAACCGGAAAGGGCGGGGTATGAGGCCTTTATGTAAGATTTGCGATGCTAGACCAGTAGCAATCAACTATAGGAAAAATGGAAGAACTTTTTATAGAAGCAAATGTGATCACTGCTCTAAAGCTAGGGGTCCGGGAAAACCCCTGTGGTATCTATCTGGATACCGTATGAAATGTAAGTGTGATAAATGCGGGCATCAAAGCAAACACCCTGAGCAATTTAATGTTTATTATATCGACGGCAACCCTAGTAACTGTCACATTACAAATTTAAAAACAGTATGCGCCAATTGTCAGCGCATACTGCATATTCTCAAGCTGCCTTGGCGGCAGGGCGTATTAACACCAGTCTTTTAACTGAGTTCAGCTGCTTCAATCATTAAGTCAATATGTGTTACTTGAAATTTATAATCGATAAACATTCTTAGATGATGCAAATGAGATAGTTCTGGAGAAGTTCTCATAGCTTCCTCGATTCTACGAAAGTCTTCGTTTGTAACTTCGTCTCCTTGGATAGCCACTCCGTGAATCACTTGCGATTCGTCAAGGGTTACAACTGATACAAGATAATTGTATCCTTGATCCTTCATTAGCTTCAACCCAGCACCTTTTTTATAACCATTCATTTATTGTTATCCTATAATTTTTTTAATTTGCTCGTGCAATCCGTCAATTGATCCATTGTTGTCGAGATGAACGTCGTAGTCAAACCCAACGCTACTATATTCGCTGGCATGTACACCGTATTGTTCTTCTAGTAAAACTTTAGCCCTAATTTGCTCTGCTTGATCTAAGTGGGTGTTAAATGTTTCAGCTAGAGAAATCCAAGCAGGCTCTTCACCGCGATGAGTTCTAACAGTGACTCCGCCAGAATTTTTAATAGCAAGTAGTTCGTTAGGGAATCTGCAGTCAGTAATAACGATGTCGTCTTTGATGTTTCTGATTTTGTTTTCTAGAGCAGCTACCCAGATATCGTTATGAAATCCTCGACGAGCAACTTCAGTTCCCCATTGCTGCAATACCCAACGAGGTGTTAGATGGGGTATGCCCAGTCGTTCTGCCCACCAAGGATCAACAGTTTCTCGCCACTCACGGCTTACTTTA